ACAAATCATAATGATACTGATAGAAATATAGTTTTGGAATTATCCGATGAAGAATACATTGTTGTAACGAAGTCAGAATTAAAAGATATACATAAGTCATCGGAAGAGTTTGACGGCTTTTTAGGACATGTTGAAATAGGAGAAATTGGCAGTATTATAAAAGAAAACACCCAATTAAAAGAGAAGCTAAAAGAGTATGAAGATTGTTTAAGGTGTGGATTGAATACGAAAGAAATGAAAGAAAAGGATAAAGCAGAGGGTAAAGGTAAAACAATGATGTACCTACAACAAAGGGAATATTTTTGGAAAACAGTAAGAGAACTTTTAACCAACTAAACAATAAAACATTAAAGAGATGAAAACAACAATGTATTTACAGAAATTAGAATTAACAGATTTAAACGGTGTAGCAATTTACAAAGCTACTTACTCAAATGGATTTAACACAACAGATGTTTACCATGAGATAGAAAACCGAGATGAAGAAAAGGATTTAATAATACCTAAAATAATAATTGAATAAAAGCTAAAAAGATGAAAAAAATTAAAGCAACAGACGTAGAACACAACGAATCAACAGACACAAATATCTTGTATTTAAGTGGTAATGCTTCCGATTTTGGGAGTAAGATTAAAGTAAGGCAATTTGAAAAGATTGAAAGTGTATTAAACAAAAGATATATTAAACTTCCTTTTGGCATTAGAATAATATTTTAATCAGCTATAAAAACAATTAAAAGTAATTAGAAGATGAAAGAAGTAGAATATAAATGTAATTTGTGTAGGCGTGTAACCGATAAGGTAGATTTAATGTCAGTATATTATTACTCAAACACTAATTACAGACTCGAAATAAATGTTGATAAGTCTGATGCTCATATTTGTATTGAATGTATAGATATGATTAGAGAAACTAAAGAGGAAAATTTAAAGATTTAACCCTACTAATAACAAATAAAGAATTATGAAAGAGGTAACAACAGAAGATTTTTATAATAGGGTGCAAGGTTTTCTTTATGATAATGAAGCATCAGCAGAATTAATAATAAGAGCAAATCCAAAGTGTTACAACGATGTAACAAAAAAGATTGAAGAACTTTGGGAAGATGGAGAAGATGCGGAAAGCATAGCAATTGAATTAGTAGAAACCTTTAACAAATAGAACTATGGTAACAGATACCGAAATAAAAGATTGTTGTTTTGATTGTGGGCGTGAATATTTAACAGAAGAACAAAAGAACAAAAACGGTGTTGTAACGGCTTGGCTGGGTGTTTGTCCTATTTGCAAAAGATCCACAACGCTTACAAG